CACATATCGTGTCATTGGCTGCAAAAGAAAAAAAGATGGGTGGAAAACGAGGTGGGGAGAAAAACAAAAAATCTGTGCGGAAATTGCGCAGGACCTAAGAAAGAAGCTGAAATAAGAAAGAGAGGTGAAGAGATGAACAAAATCGAGATAAGAGTCGATCCGAACACGGGTCTGAAGAGCAGTGTGAAGTTAGGCGGCGTTGAGATAGGACAATCGGTCCGCAGCGTTAAATTTCATCACGAGGGCGGCTCTTGGCCTACTTTGACACTGGAACTTGTATCTAACGATGTCTTGCTTGACATTCCGAATGCTGTGGAATGTGTGGGTGCGTCGAAGGGTATCAGCGTTTGGAAAACCACTCCAGTATCGGAGCAACCGCATAATTGATTACCAAAGGGACGACAGAGATGATTAGCGCAAGCACAGAAATAATAATTGCTTTACGGCTTCGGGACTCTGCATCGATTCTTGCGAGATACTCGTAACCCGCATGTGTCAGTTTGGCATCTCCGGATAAATCAAAAGAGATGCTCCCGTTGGCGGTTCTGACGGAACGGAGATTGTTGACTATGTATCCTTTGGATAAACAGGCACCAAGTATTTCGCAATCCCACGGGGAGAGCTCTTGAATCTCTTTTCCTTCCAATATCCACATGAGCATCTTTCGCATACGGTGCTCATACTGGCGAATGTTTTTCGGTACATCTTGACTTTTAAAATTGCTGTCTTTTATCGGCTTCATGCTTTGCACCTGCTTTGATAGAAATTAAAAAAATTATAACACATGGAAAGAAATAAAACAATGGAAAGGAGGTACTTAAAAGAGCTGAATGTTAATTCCGATTGGCTTACACATTAAAAACAGATGAAATGGGGGCGCTTGACCCCCGCTGTGAAAGGAGAAATGACTATATTATGAAGCTCAACGAAAAAAACAAAGACAAACTCATTTTTACTCCGAAAAAATTTTCGGAATCGAGAAACTGCCGTGTGAGACTCACAGACGAAGCCGCATACATCGTCAATCAGCTTTGGCTGCAAACAGGGCTTTCGGCAACGGAAATAGTCTCATCGATGATTGAGTTCGCTGCCGAGAGGGTGGAAATTGAGAAGACCGCATTTGACGATTAAAAAAGGAGGAAAACACCATGCGTAAAAAAATGACACTTATGTCAGTCAACGAGGCGTCAATGTACTTGAGAGAGGTTATCTACATACCGCCGCATCAGATTCGTCTGCTCGCAAGGGAGGGAAAATGCACCTTCTGCATCGCAATCAAAAATCCGAGCGGGTCGTACTCGTACTACATTAGGCTTGACCGGCTTGAGCAGTTCAAGCGCGGAGACATTGGTCTTATGGTGAGCTAATGGCAAAGCAGAAAGGAGACATCAAAATGACAAAAGGATTTTTAACAATTGCCGCAGTGCTGGCGCTTGTCCTGCTCTTCGCGGCGGCAGCGGTTCCGGAGGAAATCACGGTACCGGAGACAGAACCGATTACCGCGCCTGAGCTGACGGTATCGGCGCAGATACCCACAGCACGCTACCGGTTGACCGCAGAGGAGCGCGAGCTCGTATGCCAGGTTGTTATGGCGGAATCGGGAACAGAGCCCTGTGAGGGCAAAATCGCAGTCTCACAGTGTCTGCTTAATGCTTGTGAAAAGACCGGCAAGCGCCCCGCGGAGATAGTTGATGAGTATGGTTACACCGACCGCAGGGTAGAACCGAACGCAGAGACGAGGGAAGCCGTCGCCGCGGTCTTTGATGCCGGCGAGACGGTGACAGACGCGAAGATACTTTTCTTCTACGCACCGGCGTTGGTAAGCAGCGAGTGGCACGAATCGCAGACCTATGTCTGCACTATCGGTGGACACCGCTTCTTTGGGGAGGTAGGAAAATGAAATATATTGTTATTGCGGCAATTATATTGCCATTATCCATTTTGCCCGTAGTAGTGAGCGATGAAAACGCTTCACCATCATTGCGTGTATTTTGTGCGGCATTAGAATTCATTATTATCTTAACGATATCTATCAAGCTTCTTGTATAGCAACCCAAGTAATAGGGGACTGAACAGCATTCCGGTTATCGCCATTGAATATTCATGCTCTTTGAACATCCATATGTTGACGGTAATTACTACATAGCAGTACTCAATATAGAGGGCAAAAAGAAGAAGCCAAATGAAAAAATGAAAAAAACTTTTTATAGAGAATGGTAATATGTATCTTTTTCGATATCGCCAAGGTCTCACTGGAATACCGACTTGTTTACAGACTTTATCATACTCAGAGTCTATGAATTGTAAAAAGCGTTTTTGAGTTTTGCTTGATATATACCCTTTTTCTTTAATATCTGAATCTAGTCTAAAACGCCATTCTCTAAATTTTCCGCCAGAGGTCAACTGGTTTTCATCGATTATTTTAAAAATGTGCTCTGCATCCTCTTTTCGAATCTTTGCAAAATTTTGATACAGGAATTTTTCACAAATTTCAAAAATTGGTGAAACGACCTTCTCTAAATACTCCTTGCACACAGAAAGGTTACGCGAATATCTGGAAGACAGAAAAGAAATCAAAATTCCCAAGGCGGCAATACAAGTAGATAATAAAATGTTTTTTCCGCTGAAAAGAAAGTCGAATGTAAGGAAATTTTTAGAATATTCCCATAACTCAGTGGCTTCATTCAAAATAATCACCCCATCGATAATATAGATAAATTGTAATGCTGCTATAGCAAAAAGTCAATACGAAAGGAAGAGAAATATGCTACTTGAATTTATGGTTCAGACGGCGCTTGAATTTGTCGCCGTCGTACTTATCATCTATGGCTTTTGCCGTGAGGACAAGCTCATAGCTTTTGAGGACGACCTCAAAGCAAAAATTTTAAACAGAAAGGAGACAAAACGTAATGGGAAATCAGACGACTAAAAGCCCGTTCGATGTGCAGATCCTCGCTGCCAGGCTAAAAGACCTGATGCGCGAAAGCGTGCCGAAAGTCACGCAGAAAGACCTTGCCGCGGCACTCGGCACCGCGCCTAACATGGTATCGGCATATATGCGCGGCAAGAGCTGTCCGTCGCTGCCGATGGCGGTGAACATAGCACAGTATTTTGATGTGTCAATTGATTATCTCGCCGGCTTGACCGACCAGCGGCGGCAGCAAGTAATCGTGTCCACACCGACACCGAAGCGCGGGCGAGACCCGTGGCGCAAAATGGCGATTTGCAACAACTGTGACTGGCGTCGCAGACTTTCGGCTCCGTGCGGTGACTGGGACGGAACGGCGTGTATGTACACCCACAAGACCGGCATCTTTCGCGAATCGCCGCCGACGGAAGACGGCTGCGCATATTATAAAAACCGCCAACGCTGAGTGGGCAGCGAAGACGGCAAAGGTAAAACCTCAACATCATGATAACACGAAGGGAGACTAATGTCAAATGAAGATAAACAGCCTTGAACTCGAGAATGTAAAGCGTATTAAGGCGGTCAAAATCGAGCCCACCGAAAACGGTCTGACTGTGATAGGCGGGCGTAACGGTCAGGGTAAGACCTCTGTGCTCGACAGCATTGCATGGGCGCTTGGGGGCGATAGATTTCGTCAGTCAGAGCCACAGCGTGAGGGTTCCGTGCTGCCGCCCAATCTAAAAATCACAATGGACAGCGGCATAATAGTGGAGCGCACCGGAAATAACAGCACCTTGAAGGTTACAGACCCTACCGGCAGAAAAGGCGGTCAGCAGCTTATTAACGAGTTCGTTTCTCAGCTCGCGCTGGACTTGCCGAGATTTATGACAGCATCAAATAAAGAAAAAGCCGATACACTGTTGCGCATTATCGGCGTCGGAGATCAGCTCGCGCAGCTCGAACATGACGCGACAGAACTTTACAACAGACGCCACGCTATCGGTCAGATAGCCGACCAGAAGGTAAAGTATGCCAGAGAGATGACGGAGTATCCGGATGTTCCCGAGCAGCTGATTTCCGCATCCGAGCTTATCAAACAGCAACAGGGGATTATGGCGCATAATGCGGAGAATAAGCGCAAGCGTGACCGTGCCGCGGAGATACAGCGTTGCTATGATGCCGTTAACAGCAAGATAAGCGGAATCCGAGCTGAGCTTCAACGTCTTATGACGGAGCAGCAGAGCCTTATGGATGACCTCAGAATTGCGAACATGGAGACGGAGCACCTCGAGGATCTGAGCACCGCCAAGCTCGAAGAGGATATCGAAAATGTCGAAAAAACCAACATTAAAATTCGTGCAAACCTCGAAAAAGAGAAAGCGGAGGAAGATGCGAAAGCATATCAGGCTCAGTACAGTCAGCTGACTCACGAACTCGAGGCGGTTAGACAGAAGAAAACCGACTTGCTCAAATCCGCACAGCTCCCGTTGCCGGGGCTGTCCATCCAGGATGGCGAACTGACCTACAACGGGTTCAAGTGGGATAATATGTCCGGCGCGGATCAGCTCGTGGTCTCCACGGCCATCGTGCGAAAACTCAACCCCAGTTGCGGTTTTGTGTTGCTTGATAAGCTCGAGCAGATGGATCTTGATACTCTTGCCGAGTTCGGCAAATGGCTTGAGGATGAAGGTCTGCAGGCGATAGCAACAAGGGTCAGCACCGGCGATGAATGCAGTGTCCTTATAGAGGACGGATATGTGGTGAACGAACCGACGGAGACTAAAAAAGCATGGAAGGCAGGACAGTTTTAATGAACATAACATCAGGAATAATCGAAGATGCACAGCGGGTCATAGTTTACGGTCCGGAGGGAATCGGCAAATCAACCTTTGCTTCCAAGTTCCCGGGCGCGATTTTCATCGACACGGAAGGCAGCACAAAGAGGTTGAACGTTAAGCGTTTTGACAAACCGAGCAGTTGGACGATGCTTCTCGAAGAGGTCAAATATGTTCGCGATCACCCCGAACTGTGTATGACGCTTGTCATCGACACAGCGGACTGGGCAGAGCAGCTTGCAAGTAATCATATATGTTCCGTAAATCACAAACAGAGCATTGAGGACTTCGGATACGGCAAGGGCTATACAAAGCTCTACGAAGAGTTCGGCAGACTTCTTGACCTGCTCAATGAGGTTATATCAAAAGGTATTAACGTCGTGCTGACCGCTCACGCCAAAATGCGTAAGTTTGAGCAGCCGGACGAGCTCGGCGCATACGACCGCTGGGAGATGAAACTTTCAAAAAATGTCGCGCCGATCGTAAAAGAATGGGCAGACACGGTTCTCTTCGTCAACTATAAGACGTTCGTGATAAAGGACGAGAAGACCGACAGCAGAAAGGCACAGGGCGGCAGAAGGGTAATGTATACCAATCATCATCCCTGCTGGGATGCGAAGAACAGATACGGGCTGCCGGACGAGGTCGATTTCGATTTCAGCGTCATCGCACCGTTTATTCCGTCTTCCGGTGCATATGTCGCAGCGGCGCCGGAAGATAAGCCGCAGACGAATGCGCTGCCCGACCCGCCGAAAAAAAGCATAGAGGAGCTCAAGGCAAAAATCGACGAGTTTACCGCCGATGCCGATGAGCCTACCCCGAACACTGAGAACACTGAACCGAGTTCTGGCTTACCGGCAGCGCTGCGTGAACTCATGACGGCGAACAACGTTACCGAAGATGAGCTTAGAAATGCAGTAGCGTGGAAAGGTTACTTCACTGCCGACACACCGATTCTCAATTATGGCGAAGCTTTCATTAACGGCTGCCTTATCGGTGCATGGGAGCAGGTCTACGATATCATCGTCAATCATATAAGAAAATTTTAAATAAAAAGGAGTATTAACAACCATGAGCGAAAACTACAACACCAACAGAAACGACGCCCTTGATTGGGACAGCGTTATTGAAGCCGAAAACGAATTTGTACTTCTGCCGGAAGGGGAATATGAATTCACCGTCAAAAGCTTTGAGCGCGGCTATTTCAACGGCTCGGAGAAAATGTCTGCCTGCCCGAAGGCAGAGCTTACGCTTCAGATAGATGCGCCGCAGGGTACAGCTATCGTCAAACATAATCTTTTCCTCTCGCGTAAAACAGAAGGGCTTGTGTGCGCGTTCTTCATCGCTATCGGTCAGAAGAAACACGGCGAACCTCTGAGAATGAACTGGGCGCAGGTTGTAGGTTCAAAAGGCCGCTGCAAGATAGGGCAGAGGCTTTACAACGATAATTATTACAATGAGGTCAAGAAATTCCTTGAGCCGGACGAATCCACTCAGCGTCCCGCTTTCACTCCGGGGAATTTTTAATCCTTGGACGCGAGACCTTATCAGCTGGAAGCAGAACGGGCAATATTCAACGAGTGGGCGAGCGGCAATAACCGCACATTGCTTGTCCTGCCGACCGGCACCGGCAAAACAGTCGTTTTCGCTAATGTTGCAAAGCAGTGTGTTCAGAACGGTGAGCGGGTTCTTGTGCTCGCTCACCGCGGCGAGCTGCTTGAACAAGCGGCGGACAAAATACTGAAATTTACCGGCTTGATGTGTGCCACAGAGAAAGCCGAAGAAAGCTGCCTCGGCAGCTGGTACCGTATAACCGTCGGCTCGGTGCAATCTTTACAGAGAGAAAAACGGCTCGAACAGTTCGACAGCGACTATTTTGACGCCATAATCATCGACGAGGCGCATCACTGCCTTTCCGATGGTTATCAGCGCGTGCTTGAGCACTTTGGAGACGCGCATGTCTTAGGCGTCACCGCTACGCCGGACAGAGGCGATATGCGCAATCTCGGCACATACTTTGATTCCCTTGCTTATGAATACACTCTTCCGCAGGCTATCAAAGACGGTTATCTTTCGCCTATAAAAGCCCTCACGATTCCTTTAGCTCTCGACTTAACGGGCGTATCTATGCAGAACGGGGATTTCAAGGCGGCTGATATCGACAACGCCCTGGATCCGTATTTGTATCAGATTGCCGACGAGATGATAAAGAACTGCAAGGAGCGCAAAACAGTCGTGTTTCTGCCGCTTATAAAGACCTCGCAAAAATTTCGGGATATTCTGAATGAGCGCGGTTTCCAGGCTGCGGAAGTCAACGGCGGAAGTCAGGACAGGGCTGAAATAATCGAAGCCTTTGAGCGCGGCGAATATAATGTGCTTTGTAACTCCATGCTCTTGACGGAAGGCTGGGACTGTCCGGCGGTCGATTGCGTCATCGTGTTAAGACCGACAAAGGTCAGAAGCCTATACAGTCAAATGGTCGGGCGCGGAACGCGCCTTGCGCCCAGCAAGAAGGATCTTCTGCTGCTCGATTTCTTGTGGCACACTGAACGCCATGAGCTTTGTCATCCTGCTCATCTGATATGTGAAAGCGAAGAAGTCGCCAAGAAAATGACGGAGAATATCGAAGCGGCAGGTTGTCCGGTTGATATTGAGGCTGCCGAGCAGCAGGCCGAGAGCGATGTCGTCGCTCAGCGCGAAGAGGCTCTTGCAGCACAGCTCAAGGAAATGAGGAAGCGCAAGCGTAAGCTTGTAGACCCGCTGCAGTATGAAATGTCGATTTCCGCGCAGGATCTTTCAAGCTATGTCCCAGCATTTGGGTGGGAATGTGCTCCGCCGACGGAAAAACAGATTAAAACGCTCGAAAAGCTCGGTATATTTCCCGACGCAATCGAGAACGCCGGCAAGGCAAAGCTTCTGCTTGACCGCCTCAGCAAGCGCCGCGAAGAAGGTCTCACAACGCCGAAACAGATACGCTTTTTGGAATCCCGCGGTTTTCTGCATGTAGGCGAATGGAGCTTTGACGCTGCAACAAAGATGATAAATCGCATAGCTGCAAACGATTGGCGTGTTCCGCGCGGCATTGTGCCTAAAGACTATAAACCGGAGGCAATGACGATATGACAGAGGAAAAGCTCGACCTGAAAGAGCTGATAAAATACATAGACCCGGCTGCTTGCACATATTCCGAATGGGTTGAAGTCGGCATGGCGCTTAAGCATGAGGGATACAGCTGCGATGACTGGGATGAATGGTCACGCCCGGACAAGCGCTATCATGCCGGCGACTGCGAAAAAAAGTGGAATACCTTCAACGGTGCCGCTGCACCGGTTACGGCGGGGACTATCGTTCAGATGGCAAAAGACAACGGCTGGCATTTTCAGGCAGATGACGGCGCACTCGATTGGGACAGCGTTATCGGAGAACAAAAGGATGATCTTGTTCTTGTCGACAAAAGCTGGATTGAAGGCAAGGAGTTGAATATTCCCGACAAATGGAATCCCGTAGAGCAGATTACCAAATATCTCGAAACGCTCTTTGAGGCAGGGGAGACGGTCGGTTATGTCACCGAAAGCTGGGAAAAAGACAGTAAATACCTGCCGACGAAAGGCGTGTATACCAGGACTGCGGGAGAGCTTATAGAGGCTCTGAGCAAATGCGAGGGCGACATAGGTCGCGTAATAGGCGACTGCAAGCCGGAGGCGGGGGCGTGGATACGCTTCAATCCTCTGGACGGCAAAGGCGTCAAAAATGAAAATGTGACGGAGTTCCGATATGCTTTGGTCGAATCCGATACGACCGACATCACCCATCAAAACCAGATAATACGCGAGCTCGAGCTGCCGATTGCCTGTCTCGTTTACAGCGGAGGAAAGAGCCTGCACGCCATTGTACGCATCGATGCCGCAAACTTTGACGAATACCGCAAGCGCGTTGATTACCTCTATGACGTGTGCAAGAAAAACGGCATAGATATCGACCGCCAGAACAAAAATCCGTCGCGGCTGAGCCGTATGCCGGGCGTTGAACGCAACGGAAAGAAGCAGTATCTGCTCGACACAAACATCGGCAAGAGTTCATGGAACGAATGGAAAGAATGGATTGAAAGCATAAACGACGACCTGCCGGATCCGGAGAGCGTCGCCGATGTGTGGAACGACCTGCCGGAGCTTGCGCCGCCGCTTATAGACGGAGTTCTGCGGCAGGGACACAAAATGCTTGTCGCAGGACCGTCAAAAGCCGGCAAGTCTTTTGCGCTGATAGAGCTGTGCTGCGCCATAGCCGAGGGGCGCGAATGGCTGGGCTTCAAATGTACCCAGGGCAAGATAATGTATGTCAATCTCGAGCTTGACCGTGCGAGCTGTCTGCACCGTTTTAAAGATGTCTATACAACGCTCGGCTGGGCTGCGGAAAACCTGCATAACATCGATGTGTGGAACCTGCGCGGCAAATCCATTCCGATGGATAAACTCGCGCCGAAGCTCATCAGACGCGCCGCAAAGAAAAACTATATCGCCATTGTCATTGACCCGATTTATAAAATCATCACAGGCGATGAAAACAGCGCAGATCAGATGGCGCATTTCTGCAACCAATTTGACAAGGTCTGCACCGAACTCGGGTGTGCGGTAATCTACTGCCACCACCATTCAAAAGGCGCTCAGGGCGGCAAGAGGAGCATGGACAGAGCATCCGGCAGCGGAGTGTTCGCCCGCGACCCCGACGCGCTGCTCGACCTCATAGAGCTCGATATAACCGACGGTATCCGCAAACAGCAAGAGGACAAGGCACAGCAGGAAATCTGCCTTAAATGGATGCGCCGCTTCAAGCTGCCGGAACCGTCGCAGGACGAAGAAAACACCGCGCACGAGCTGCTCAAAATGTGCGGAGAGAGTCTTTCCCCGGCATCTCGTGACCTTATGCTCTCCGAAGTAAGAGCTTCGTGGAATATGATCGAGCAGCGAACGGCGTGGCGGATTGAAGGTACTTTGCGTGAGTTCCCGAAGTTCGCTCCGGTCAATCTCTGGTTTGATTATCCCGTACATCGAATTGATGATTCCGGTGTGCTCGAGGACATAAAGCCGGATAGCGATTTTAATTCGAAAAACTCGCCTTTCAGGAGAAACTTCAGCAGCAAAAAGACCTCATCCGAGCGAAAAAAGGATAGAACAAGCAGCATAGAAACTGCTTTCGATGCCTGCAATATGGATGGACGGGTAACAGTGAATGAGTTGTCTGAATATCTCGGAGTAACAGCGAAAACGGTTCGCAAAAGGTTGACAGAGCATGGTGGTTTTTGGATTGACGACGGAGAAGTTGGAAAGAAAAACGAGGGAAAAAGTCGATAAAATTTCCCGTTCCTTACAAGGGGGAAAGTCGAATGGTTATCGAGAAATTCCCTCACAAGGAAAAAGTCGATAAAAAATCGAGAAATTCCCTCTGAGGGAAAAAGCACTTATATATTTCATATATAAGTGGGGAATGTCCCTTCCCTCAAAGTCAAGGGAAAGAAGTGTGGCGGCTTAGGCTGCCGCCGCACACAACTTCTTCCCTACCTTGACAAGGGCGATTTTCAAAAACAAAAAAGAAAGGAAACAAAAATGACAACTGAATTTTTTATGCCGATGCATCCGCCCACGGTAACGCATCATGACAAAAAGATAACCGTCAAAAACGGTAAGGCGATAATGTACGATTCAACCGAGCTGAAAGCGGCAAAGGGAAAGCTGACAGCACACCTGGCAGCACATATTCCACAGGAACCGTATTCAGACGCAGTCAGGCTGATGGTCAAATGGTGCTTCAGCAATACAGGGACGAAACACGGAGACGGGGAATGGAAAACCTCGAAACCCGATACAGACAATCTTGAAAAGGCCCTAAAGGACTGCATGACCCGCCTGCACTTTTGGAAGGACGATGCGCAGGTCGCATCGGAGATCAGCGAAAAGTTTTGGGCTGCCGTGCCGGGAATTTATGTGAGAATCGAGGAGCTGCCATGCTGAAACAAATAACCCAGGAAGAGACCAACAGGCGCTACATACGGGAGCGGACAAGCGACCGGGAAACACACTGCTTAAGATGTTATTACTGCTGCAAGATATTCGAGGCAGGAGATGATAGTGGGTATGTTTGCCCGAAATGCGGCCGAGAACTCATTGAAACGGGATTTTTGAAAGTGAGTGACGACTATGATGTATGAAGATGCGCTTCGCGAGATATTGAATCGAGTTTATCGAAACACAGATGATTGTGTGCGTATTTCAAAAGATTGCTACAAGTTAATCAGAGAAGCTCTCGAAAAGCAGATACCAAAGAAGCCGATAGACGAAGGGTACTATTACATATGCCCTTGTTGCCGAGGTGACTTGGGTGTTTCGGATGATGATATTTTTATCTATGAACTTTCGATGCCTAAATATTGCAGTAATTGCGGATGTGTGCTTGATTGGACGGAGGTAAAGAATGGGTGATTATATCGACCGTGCTGCGCTCGGGATAGGCTTGTGTACCCGAGATATTTTTGAGAACAAAGGTTATGCGGACGGCTGGAATGCCGCTGTTAAAATTTTAAAAGAAGCTCCCGCCGTAGATGTTTCAGAAATTGTCAGATGCAAGGATTGCAAAAATTATGAACTTATGAAATCTAACAACTATCATTTTTGTAACGAGTTCGGCGGGTATGTTACTGAAAAAGATTTTTGCAGTCGAGCGCAAAAAAATGGACGGTGATACGGAGTGAAAGGCTATATAGATGATAACGGCATAGACCGTTCACCTTGTGGAACTTGCAAGCATAAAAACAAACTTACAGTTGAAGCACCTTGTTATAACTGCATTGATAATGTTGATTTAGCTTTACATAAACCAAATCACGAAACAGAATTTGTCTACTACGAAGAAATGGATGGTGATACGTAATGACAAATGAAGAAACTTTGAAATGGTTTAAAGATGACTTGAAAAACGGAAAGTGTTCGGATGAGCGTCGTCAATGCAATGCTATGGATAACTTTTACGACTACGATATAGAGGTCATCGGCAATATCTATGATAACCCCGAGCTATTGGAAGGTGATGGCAGTGCCTGAGATGTGTCCGAATGAGCATTGTGTGTTTCTCGTCCAGACCGGCGGAGAAAAGCCTTTGTGCCCGTTCCGGCATTGCCTGCAATCAGAGCTCGACAAACACGAGAAACGCCGAGAGGAGACGGTTAAATGACGCTTAAAGAGTTGTCCCAGCTATATTACTTGGACAGGGAGATAGAGCTCGACAGGGAGCGGCTTGCGGAACTGCGGGCAAATTTGCTCTGTCCGAGGTTGCCGAACTACGACGGTATGCCGCATAGCCCGAACCCTGAGCCTGCGCTTGAACGCTGCATAGCGGAGATAACGGATCTCGAAGCTATAATCCAGGCTAAAATCGAGCAGCGCATATATGAGCGCAGCCGACTTGAGCGCTACATATCGGATATTCCCGACAGCCTGACCCGGCAGATATTCACGCTGCGCTTTATCGAGGGACTGACATGGGAAGATGTGGCGGCAAAGGCTGGCGGTAATAACACCGCGAAGAACTGTAGCAATATTTGTTATCGCTATATTCGGCAAAGTTGAGGACAATGAGGAATTCATTTCTGTTAGCATTAGGATGAAGAATGTTACCGATATTCTATTCTTCATTTTTATGTCCCCTTTCACACACGCCTGCCCCGCGGCGTCATAAATAGCGGGGTCTTGAAATGTAAAAAGCAAAGACGGTGCGAAATCGCGACGCCTGCATGACTTATTCGTTTTTGATTCGTATGATGATCTCTTTGCGGTCAAGGTCAACGACCTTTTCGAGCTGCACACCGGTTTCAGTAAAGCCGCATTCTCTTGCTTCGGCAGAGCCGATGTTGATAGTGTAGCTTGTGATATGACCGTGGTTTCCGCGCTTCGGGGACAATTTGATTGGTTTTACTGTCATCTTAGACATCCTTTCTTGCGAGAATTATGATTGCGCACACGCCGCATATTGCTGCAAAAACGCTGATGATAATGCCAGGTATGTAACTGACGAATCTCGATATGCACCAAAGCGACATGCTTGTGACGATGAAAATGATTGCAATAACAGTACTTGATTTTTTCATAATTCCTGCATATAATAAGAGCGAAATGTTGAGCGAGATTTTCACTCGCCCACGCCATGTGGGTTTTCCTTCTTTTTTGCAGGTCTTGATAAGTTCAATTATAATAGATAATATCCTGCAAATTGAAGTGATCAACTCATAAGTTGACATATGCATTACTCCTTTCATGGGGACTCGCGGGATTCGCTAGATGCTACTAGTTGTGCTCGCTGTACCCCTATTATAGCGTAGAGTAACGCTATGTTTACCAAAAAAATTAAAAAAATTTTTTATTTTTTTACACCCGAAAGGGTGTTTTTTTATTTCAAGTTATTAGGAGGTGAACCCATGACCGACAAGCAAAGGCGGTTTGCAGATGAGTATATCGTCGACTGCAACGCGACAAGAGCATACAAGGCAGCGTATCCGCATATTAAGAACGACGCAACAGCGTCAGCATCCGGAAGCAGGATGCTTGGAAATGTTAATGTTAAAGCCTACATCGACGCGAAGCTCGAGGAGCTGAGCTCAAAAAAGATAGCTGACGCGCAGGAGGTCATGGAATACCTTACCGCCGTTATGCGCGGCGAGAGCGCCGCCAGCGTCGTGGTCATAGAGGGCTGTGGAGACGGTTGTTCCGAGGCAAAGGTAATCGACAAGCCCCCGGACGAGAAAGAACGGTTAAAGGCTGCGGAGCTCCTCGGAAAGAGGTATGGGGTGTTTAAGGATGGTGTGGATGTGTCCGTTAGCGCGCCGCAGATTATCGACGATATAGGGGGCGGCTAACATGGCCGTCAGGCTTACTGACATAATCGCGCCGTCGTTTTATGAGGTGCATCGCGATGTGTGTGCCGGGCAGCATACGCACTATGTGCTTAAAGGCGGGCGCGGAAGCACGAAGAGCAGCTATATATCGCTTGAAATTGTCTGCGGCATCATTAAAAACCCTGACGCGCACGCGATCGTGTTCCGCAAAATTGCAGACACGCTGCGGGACAGCGTTTTTGCACAAATGCTGTGGGCTATTGATAAACTGGGCGTGTCGCAGTATTTTAAAGCGACGGTCAGTCCGATGAAAATCACATATCTGCCGAGCGGGCAAACGATTATGTTTCGAGGTCTTGACGATCCGATGAAAGTCAAGTCCATAAAAATCCCGTTCGGCTATTTTCGTTATATCTGGTTTGAGGAATGGAATCAGTTTTCCGGGATGCGGGAAACCGATAATGTGCTGCAGTCGGTCATGCGCGGCGGCAGTAAATTCGATGTTTTTTATTCGTACAATCCCCCTGAGTCGCTGCGGGCGTGGGTGAATGATGAGGTGCGCGTAGAGCGCGCCGACCGCCTGGTACATCACAGTACATATTTGACTGTGCCGCAGGACTGGATAGGCGCGCCGTTGCTGTTGGAGGCGGAGCACCTGAAACAGCACTCACCGGAACGATATAGGCACGAGTTCCTCGGGGAAGTCACCGGCACGGGCGGCGAGGTATTCCGGAACATCAGTATCCGACCCATCAGCAATGAAGAGATTGCGCGGTTTGACCGTATCAGGCGCGGCATAGACTGGGGCTATGCGGTTGACCCGTTTGTTTTTATATCGTGCAACTATGACAAGCCGCGCAGGCGGCTGTACATATACGACGAGATATACGCGGCGGGCATGAGCAACAGACTTGCCGCCGACCGTATGAAATCTCGCGGAGTTGTCGGCGAAATTATCGCAGACTCCGCCGAACCGAAGTCGATAGCGGATATGTATGAATACGGTCTGAGAGTCAGAGGCGCACGCAAAGGTCCGGACAGCGTGAAGCACGGCATAGAATGGCTGCGCGACCTCGAAGAAATAATAATAGATCCCGCCCGCTGTCCAAACGCGGCGCGGGAATTTTCATCATATGAGCTTGAGCGGGATAAGGACGGCAATTATAAGGCGAACTATCCCGATAGGGACAACCACACAATTGACGCCACGCGCTACGCCACTGAGAACGACCAGCAGAATGTGAGGGTTACTTAATGATTAACAATATGGACTTGATAAGAGAAAAGCTCGCGTATCACCATACGGCTACGGACGATGAGATTATCAAAACCGTGCTTAAAAATGCGCGGGAAGACCCGGATTATCTGGCGGCATGCGAGGGACTCCGATATTATCGCGGTATGCAGGACATTCTGCAGAAAGATTTTCGCGAGACGGTCGTCTACGAAGAAGACGAAAACAGCCCGGCGGGCATAAAGCGCGGCGGTGTTAAGATAATCAACGAAAACAATTCGAATCACCACAATGTGCATAATTTCCATGCGCTGATGGTCGACCAGAAGGTCGCGTACATCCTCGGCAAGCCACTTTCCGTCTCTGTTGAGGGCGCAAATGACGGAGCGGGCGGTGCAGATGAAAGTCTGAAAGCTTTTGAGGACGCCGTCACCGCAGTGACCTCAGACGAGGCTTTTGTGGACATGCTCCCCGACCTCGCAACAAATGCGTCGAATTGTATCGTCGGATGGCTGCATGTCTATTACTCGGCAGCCGGCAGGCTTTGTTTTGTTGTTATCCCGACGACAGAATGTATTGCCTGCCGCGATATGAGTTATCAGCAGGTGATTACCGACTTTTTCCGCCACTATAAAATAACCGTCGTGCAAAACGGCACAGAGACGGAGCGGGAGCGGGTAGAGTGGTGGACTGCGACAGGGGTAAAACGCTATGTCGAAAACGATGCCGGAGAGTTTGTGCTCGAAAGCAACAGCCCGCACTGGTATAACGAGCAGATAATCAACGACGAGCGCGTTTCGGTTGAAGCGCGGTCTTGGGGAAGAATTCCGTTTGTTCCGCTTTATAACAACTCTGCACATCAGACCGATCTTTCGCGGATCAAAGGTCTGCTTGACGCATACAACCTGATATCTTCCGCGTCGACGAACAATCAGATAGATCTCGTCGAGCTTTACTGGATGATACAGGGATACGGCGGAGAGACCGCAAAAGCGATACAGCAGAAGCTGCAGATAAACAAGGCGGTGTCAATAAGCGATCCGTCCGGCAAGATAAGCGCGGAGCAGGTCACGCTGAATGTCACCGAGCGCCTCGCCTGGCTCGATATGCTGCGCCGGGACATATATCATATCGGACGCGGCATTGATATGAACGATGAGAAACTCGGCAGCGCGCCGTCAGGCGTCAGTCTGAAATTCCGCTACACCCTGCTTGACCTTAAGGCTGACCCGCTTGTCTCAAAGTTAAAGGTCATGCTGAAAGAGCTGTCATGGTTTATTACGCAGGATATCAACCTGAAGAACGGTACCGACTATGACTATACGCTTATAAAATACGATGTCCACAAGTCGATGATAGTCAATGATGCGGAGACGGTGGACATAATCCAGAAGTCGCAAGGGCTTGTGCCTGATAAGATGCTTTTAGCAAAGCACCCGTTTGTTGATGATGTCGCGCAGGCGTATGAAGAGCTGCAGAAGCAGCGCGAGGAAAACGCAAAGATGTTTATCGGCGACGATGACGACAAGGACGATTCCGAAAAGGATGATGAATAATGCGCTCTGATCTCTATTGGGAGGAGCGGGCACTGCAGCGCGAGGAATACGCCCGACGTGCCTCGACGCTGGCTATAAAGACAAAAACGGTCAAGTTATACGCCAAGGCGCAGAAGGACCTCGACGCCCGCATAAATCGGATATTTTCGCGTTATGCGGCAAACGGCGAATTGACGCCGGAAGAAGCTCGTCGGATGTTGAACACCATAGAAGCGGAAGCGGAATTGGAGGCACTGCGCAAAGAAATCAATAATATAAAAGACCCGGTCATAAAGAGAAAAGCGCTTGCACGTCTCAATGCGCCGGCATACGCCACGAGAATAAACCGCCTTGAGGCTTTGAAAGCCAATATCGAGACGGAAACTGCATTGCTTGCCGATCGGGAGAAGCGTGAGCTCAAGCGGCTGCTTGAAGACGTGAGCGGGGATACATACTATCGCAGCATATATGACACGCAGATCGGCACGGGATTAGGCTTTGAATTCTCAGCCCTGCCGAAAGGTGCCGTAAACACCATAGTAAATGACCGATGGAAAGGTGCGAATTTTTCCGACCGCATCTGGCAGAACACATCCGCGCTTGCCAACAGCGCATACGGTATTGTGGCGCGTGGAATTATGACAGGAGCGGGTCCGCAGGTAATGGCGCGCCAGCTCGCCGAAGCTATGCAGTCCGGAATGTATAACTCGATGCGGCTGATACGCACCGAGACTAACCGTGTGCACAACGCTGCTGAAAAAGCGGCATACGAAGAGGAAGGCATAACGGAATATAGATTCCTCGCCACTCTTGACGGGCGCACCTGCGATGTCTGCGGCGCTTTGGACGGCAAGACTTTTCCGGTCTCCGAAGCGAAAGAGGGCGTAAATTATCCGCCGCTCCATCCGAATGACCGCTGCACTACAACGGCAGTCATAGAGGGACAAAACCGAGCCGAACTCAAACGCCGGGCATTGGATCCCGAGACCGGGAAAACCGTGCTTATTCTGGCGGAAACGACATATGAAGAGTGGCTTGCGGATAATATAAATCCTCTTACCGGTAGGCTTAAATACTACCCGCCCAAGACTTTGACGCAAGTGTCCTCCTACAACAGAGACCAGTTCGAGCGGTATTCGGCAGTCTTAAAAGAAAATGTGCCGGATTCTCTTGATGAATTCTTAAAAATAAAGTATAATGATCCTGAGAAGTGGAAGACGCTCAAGAGGCAATACCGCTTGGTGAATCAATACAAGATAGATTCAGGCAATTTATCTACTGATGAAATCTTACGGTTTGATAAAAAGGTTATTTATGAAAAAAGACTCCAGTTCACGAGCAAATACAAAAGAAGCGGAAACGTTGCCGGTGCATATATCGATGATGATTTTGACAATATGTACTATGCACACAGCCAAATAGATGAAGGGACAAAAGGATATAAGGGAACCAATAAATTGGTTGAACTTAAAACAAATCGTCGCTTTGAATATATTGATGTGTTAAAGACTGACGGAACTGTACGACGAGGAACTTTTAGAGATACAGAAGCAAAACTTTTTGAGTATTTTGCAGATTTATATGAAGAAAAGCCTTTCAAAAAAATCTGTATGCTTTCTGAACGTGGAATGTGTGATAGCTGTAAAGGTGTAATGAGACAATTTCAAGAGCTTCATCCGGATGTCGAGATAAATGTCGTTTCAAATAAGACGGTTGAAGGTGATGTCTGGAAAAGGAGGATGAAAAGCAAAAAATGAAATACGATTTTGATTATTTGGGAACCAAAGAGCTATTCGACGATTGTTTAAAGGCGTGTTGGGAGTTTAAGAGTGGCAGCTACCTCGAAGATTGTTATCTCCCGGAGTTTAAAGAAAGCTCTCTTGCTGAGGCTGAACGACTTAATGTTCTTCTTCCGCTGATAAAGTGGGAAGTGGACAACAACGATCTCAGCGAAGCTATGAGCGACGAGCTCTATCTCTACTATGAAGATTTGCTCAAAGGTCGCCTCGACGGAATACTGGACGAAGAAGAAGCCCCGATTATCATAAAAGACCTCACCGAGAGCTATATAAAAGCTTTCGGAAAAGATACTCTTGATGAAGAGGATCAATAATAAATAACGAGCCGCCAAGCGAAAGCGAGGCGGTTTTGTCATATCACAACATAATAATTACAGCGTTTTGCAGTCAAATGCAAAGCGCTGTTTTTATATCCAAATTTATCCGCCACCCGGAGCAAAATGGTGTCGCGCAATATTGGGACTGGCCAAGTAAAAAGGGAGCGCGGGAAAGGACAGACATGGACTGGCTTAAAGACATTTTAGGCGACGCACACACCGAGGACATCGACAAGAAGATAGCGAGCTATATCGGCAAGAACTTTGTTTCAAAAGCGGATTTTCGCGCCGAGTCCGATAAGGTCAAGAACCTTGAGGGCCAGATAACAGAGCGGGACAGTCAGCTTGAAGAGCTCAAAAAGGTTGATACCGCCGGACTGCAGGCTACAATCACACAGCTGCAGAACGAGAACAAGCAGGCTAAGGCTAAGTATGACAGCGATATCGCTGCCATGAAACTTGACTCCGCTATCGATGCCGCTATTACAGCCGCCAAAGGCAAGAACGCAAGAGCTATAAAAGCCTTGATAACACCCGGCAGTGTGAAACTCGACAAAGACGGCAAGCTCGAGGGCTTTGACGATCAGCTCAAAGCAATCAGGGAAAGCGACGCCTATCTCTTTGACAAAGTCGAAACCAGACAGAGGGGCGGAGACCCCGACCACGGAGGCGGAGACCCCGAACCGGGCGAAGCCCCCGAGAACTATGCCGATTATGTGAATTGGCGCAAAAATCAGTAAAAACGGAGGATTTAACAAATGTCAAACAAATTCCTGACTCCTCAGATAGTCGCGAACGAGGCTCTTATGGTGCTCGAGAACAATCTCGTTGCTGCCGACCTTGTCCACAAGGACTATTCCAAGGAGTTCGCACACGTCGGTGATACTATCACCATCCGCAAGCCCGCGAAGTTTTCCGCGAAGAACTTCGTCGGCGAGACCGTAGACCAGAATGTGAACGAGGGCAGCGTCAAGGTGACCCTTGACCATTTCCGCGATGTCACCGTTCCGGTCACTTCCAAGGAAATGACCCTCGACATCAAGTCATTTTCTGAGCAGATCATATCTCCTGCGGTGCAGGCCATATCCCAGGCCATCGACAGCGATATTATCGCCGAAGGCATCGCAAACGCCGGCAACACCGTGAGCGGCACCGCGAACGCGGCCGACCTCAAGGACATTGCCAACATTGCCAAGGCATTTGACCTCAAGGGCGTACCGATACAGCAGCGCAGACTTCTCGTCAATCCGACGCACAAGTATCGCTATCTGACCACGGAAAACCTCTCAAAGGTCGCATATGCGGGCAACTCCGACGCCCTGCGTTCGGCGGAGCTCGGCTCTATTTATGGTCTTGACACCTATATGTCGCAGAATGCCCCTGATACTCTCGCGGCAACTGCGGGCACTGCGACCGCTGCAAAAGTCTCCTGCACCGCCGGCGAGACCAAGGTCGCACTCTCGGATGTCACTGCGGCGACCGGCACCTTTAAAAAGGGCGACGGCTTTATCCTCGACGGCTATCTTTACAGATTTGCCGCCGATGCAACTGCCGCAAGCGGCGCGGTCGCTGAGGTCGCGATAGACCAGCCTATCCATCGCACCATTGCTTTGGATGCGGCGGTCACGGTGTATCTCGTCAAAACGACCCATTCCCTTGCATTCCACCGCAACGGCCTTGCACTCGTTACCCGTCAGCTTGAGCTGCCTATGGGCGCGAATAATGCGGCTATTGCGTCGAGCAGGAACGGTCTTGCTATCAGGGTTGTATATGACTACGACATCAAGCACAAGACCGACCGCGTCAGCTTTGATATCCTGTACGGCGTCAAGACCCTTGACAGCGACATGACCGCAAGGCTGGTGGGCTGATATGACGGAGCAGAACAAGGCCGACCTCATAGCCCGGATGCGCGTGATGTTGGGTAAGGAAATGTCGCTGCCGGCTGCTCGGTATCTGCTGGACAGCGTCGAGTCAAAGGTATTGCGATATACCAAGCGGCGTGAGCTTGTTCCCGGTCTTGATCTGCTTGTGGCAGAGATAGCCGCGCAGCGTTACCGCACGCAGCAGCCGGGCTCTACCGATGCGGCGCAGACCGTTGCAAGCATAACGGACGGCGACCAGAGCGTGAGCTTTAAGCACAGCGATTCAGACCTCGCCGCAACGGCGGAACTGAGCGACAGCGAAAAGGTGATGCTCAACGAGTGGAGGAGGCTTTTCTGGTGAAGATCCCCGACGCCTTCAGACGCGCACAGCGCGCCGTATTCCAGGACAAAACAGTCGAGCATTATAAAGCCGTCAAACAGACGGGAACGCTCGGCAGCGAAACAGTGAAGCCCGCAGAAACACCTGCGGGCTCTTTTACTGTCAACTTCCGACTCGTTACCGACGTTATGCAGGCGCAGGAATGGGGGCTGCAGTGCAACAAAGACGCCACTTTTTCAACATCCGATACGCTCGCCGTTGAAAAGGGCGACTATGTGAAATACGGCGGCACTTATTACCGAATCACCGAGATTCAGCCGCACGACAGCCACACGCTGTATCTTTGCAAGGCGGTGAGCCATGAGCATTGAGGTTAAGGGCCTCGGCGAGCTGGCAAAAAAACTGGCGAAGCTCGGCGGCACTGATACCGCCATTTCAAACGGCACGCGCGAGGCGGCGCGAATAGTTAACAACAGCGCAAAAGAGTTGTGCCCAGTAGATAACGGCAACTTGCGCGCGTCGCTGCATACCGACTACAATCGCGAGGGTAGCAAGCATATCGGCAGCGTATTGACCAATGTTGAATACGCCGCCTATGTGGAATTCGGTACGGGTCCCAAAGGTAACGGCACATATCCTTATGAGCTCCCGGGCGGGATCCATTACAAGGCGGACAAGTGGCGCGGCAAAATCCCTGCTGTCGGCTGGCGAATGATAAGCGGACAAAAGGCGCAGCCGTATCTCTATCCTGCGCTTATAAACAATCGCGAAGCAATACTCGAGTGCTATAAGCGCGCGATACAACAGGAAATAAATCGTAAAGGCGGTCAGAAAAATGGTTGATATCGAACAGGTGACTTATGATGTGCTTTCACTCGCCGTACCGGGTGTGAAATGGTCTGCGGAATATCCGCAGAGTTTTGAACGGCACGGTTTGATAAAGCAGATGGATAACTCCGTTAAAATGCCATCCTCTTCGCGTCCGGATCATTTTTCCCGGATCGCCGTGCAGATCCAGGTGTGGATGGCGACGCCGGAGGGCAGAAACGAGGTCGAGAGGCAAGTCGACGATGCAATGCTCCGCCTCGGTCTGCTTCGCGGCAGTCCTAACCACCTTGAGGACGAACAGGAGGACGGTACGGTGTTATACCGCACCGTCCTGCTTTATAACGGAGTCTACGACAACAACACGAAGCGGTTTTACCGCAGTTAATAAGGAGGTAAGTACAAATGGCTGAAGATTATCAGACTTCTATAGGCGTGATTCTGAAAATGGGCGCGAGCGCAGAAGCGGCAGCTGAAGTTCCCGGCCTGCTTGATTTTCCCGATATGCTCGGCGAATCGGACAAAATCGACGTGACCACGATGAAGGACACGCAGAGAAAGTATAAGCCCGGGCTTTCCGACCCCGGGGATATGGCGTTTACTTTCGGCTATGAGGGGATGAAGACCGGCACGAACTGGGCGACCCTCAAGGGAGCTAAGGATGCAGACAAGACCTTTATTCTGCTGTTCCCGGACGGTTCCGGTTTCACATGGACAGGCAGAGTGTCACTTTCGATGCCCGGAAAGGGCGTCGCAGAGGCGCTGACCTTTACTGCAAAAATCACTCCATCGTCGGATATAGAGGAATATACCTCGTCCGGCGGCTAAAGAACACATCGGCGGGGGAAACTCCGCCGAAAATTTAAAATAAGGAGACAACAACTATGCTTACTGCGTGTAATGCACCTTTTTATAGATTGACCGCCGGCGAGAAGGAGTACAAGCTCAAGCTCACGACGGCGACAAAAATCGAAGTGGAAGACCGTATAGGCTGCAGCCTGCTTGAAGCTCTTGACAAGCTGGCATACACCAAGGTCTTTGCAGTGACTCTCTGGGGCGCGCTGCAGAAATACCAGGCAAATATGACGCTCCCCAAGACATATGAGCTCATCGATGCGCTTGAAGCCGAGGGCTTTACCCTCGAGGACAGAGCGGACACATTCCTCGGCATTATGAAGGTGTCCGGTTTTTTTACACCGGAACAGATAGCGGACATGGAGCGGGAGGACGAGGAGCAGGAGATAGAGTAATCTTCTCCTCAGCGACCGAGTGGGTCGCGGATCTCAAACCTCGCGCTTTTGCGGTCGGGATAACCCCGGACGAATTCTGGAGCATGTCGGCCGGAGAGGTTGAGGACCTTATATCCGCAAGGCAAAAGGCAGAAAATGAGCGGCGTAAATGGCAGTTACAGCTGATATGGAATCTCGGGCAGCTTGATTCTTTCGCGTTTAACGACCCGAAAAAATATCCTACGCTTGAAAAGGCGTTCCCGTCAGCTTTCGGCATGCAGCAAACCGGGTGGATGGTAATCAAAGCTCGGATGTCCGCTTATGCCAAATCAAAAAACGCCGCAAGGCACAGGGCAGGTGAGAAAAATGACGATTGAAGAACTGCAAGTGCTGATTACAGCAAACACAAAGGACTTTAACGCCAAGATCGATAAGGCGAACAAGAGGCTGGGATCGCTCGAACAGCAGGCAACGCGCACGGGAGCGGGTGTCGGAAAGCTTTTTACAGGCTTAAAAACGGCCGCTGCCGTTGCGGCTATACAAAAAGTAGTGAGCGAAGTCAAGAAGCTGACGGACGCATACGCGGAAAACGAAGCCGCGCAGATGGGCTTGTCGAGCATATTGACCGCGCAGGGAAAAGACCTGAACGCCGCGAAAGCGTGGCTTAAATCGTATACCAAAGACGGTCTTATCCCGATGATGGACGCCTACACCGCGTATAAGAGCCTCGCGGCGACAGGGTATTCCGACGAGCAGACACAGTCCATACTGACTAACCTTAAAGATTCGGCGGCGTTTAACCGTCAGGGCAGTATGACGATGGGCGAAGCTATCAAGAGCGCAGCCGAAGGTATCAAAAACGAAAACAGCATTCTTGTCGACAACGCCGGCGTTACAAAAAACCTGTCCGTTATATGGGACGAATACGCGGCATCGATAGGCAAGACTGCAGCAACGCTGACCGACGCAGAAAAGCGCATAGCCACGACACAAGGCATCATGCGGGAGACGGCATTCCAGACCGGGGATGCCGCGAAATATGCGAACACCCTCGCAGGAGCGCAGGCTGCTTTGAAAGCTCAGACAAAAATGTTGTCAAGTGCGCTCGGGTCAATGTTTGCGCCGGCTTTGCAGCAGTGTATCCCGCATGTTACGGCGTTGCTTGAAAGATTGACCGCGCTCGCCGAAAAAGCCGGGCAAGTCATGGCTATATTGTTTGGTACGTCAAGTGCAACAAGCCGGACATCGTCAAATACCTCCAAGCTCGCCAACAGTACACAGCAAGTGTCCACAAAACTCGGCAGTGCGGCGAAAAGGGCGAAGGATTATAAAAACGCTTTGCTCGGCATCGATGAAATCAATCGTCTCGGAACGCCGGACACCGGATCTGATAGCGGCAACGGCGGCGGAAGCAGCACAACGGTATCGAGCGGAGGAAACAATTTTAAGAGCCCATTTTCCAACGCTGACAGCGTTATTGACCCGAAGCTTGCAGAGCGCGCAGAGGAGCTGAAGCAGAAGCTTAAAAAGGTGAAATCCACAGTCTCGGCGCTTGAGCCGGTGATAAAGGGAGTTGCAGCCGGCGCGGCCGCCGCTTTCGGCGTAAAGGTGCTGCGCAAATGGTACTCCGGCGCAAAAGGTGTGTGGAATAGCTTTAAGGGGCTGAGAGTTGTCTCTACTTTTACCGAGAGTTTTTCTTGGATAAAGGAGACCGGAGGAAGCACAGCGCAGGCGTTAGGCTATGGATGGAAGAAAGCCGCGGGTGCCGCCAAAGACAGCTTGGAGCAGTTCCGAGCGGGTTTGTCGGCAACTCAAAAAGCCATGATAGGCGCGGCAGGATTCGCAGCATCGCTGGTGATGGCAAAGTCCGCTTTTAAGGCACTCGGCGCGGGCGCAGAAGACGCCAAAGCCAAACTGGCGGTTATGGCAGTAGGACTTACTGCCGTTGCAGTGGCTATGTATGCGGCGTTGGGTCCGGCCGGACTGGTCGTCGCGGCAATTGGTGCAATCACGGGAGCTATCATAGGTTTTGAACAGGGTGCAGATGAACTTGCAGAAAAGACCTACCAATCCTCCGATGCCTATAAGGTGTTATCAGAAAACATTGCGGCCTCTGAGGCGATTATCCAAAGAACAAAAGAAAATATGGACGGTCTTAATCAGAAGATAGAGGGGCTGAACACTGTCAGCGCGGAGTACGGCGCAGTTAAAATGCTCACCGACGAGATATATCAGTTGAGCGAAAAGTCAAATAAGTCCGCCTATGAAATGGACTTGATGCGCGTCAAGGTTGACACCCTGAATGCCATGAATATCGACGGATTGCATTTGAGTATCGACGAGACCAAAGGCGTGGTTGTGGAGACTAAGGACTCAATTTACGGAGTCATAGAGGCTTTGAAGAAACAGGCTGAAATGGCTGCAATGCAAGACATTCTTACTGAATCATACAAAGCCTTTTATCAAGCAACAATTGACAACAAGACGGCGACTGACAATTACAAGGTTGCGTCAGATAGGCTTGCCGAGGCACAAAATAAGCTGAACGAAAAGGCGGCAGAACTTGACAAGAAAAATCAGGGCGTATCAGATGGCCTTCGTGATGTCGCGAACTGGATATCGCAAAAGCTTAGTCCGGAATATCGAGCGCTTAAAAAAGAAGTCGAACATGCCGAAGACGCTTTAGAGCAGTCGCGCAAAGCTATTAAGAACACATCGGCTGCAATGGACGACGCAAGCAAAAAGACTAAGTATTATTCGGATCAGCTCGTCAAGCTTAAAAATAACATCAACAATATAAACGGTGTAAGCTGCGATGTGACAGTAAAAACCCGATCTACCGGGGCACAGCAGTATGCATCCGGCGGATATCCTGATACCGGACAACTCTTTATTGCCCGTGAGAGCGGACCCGAGATGGTTGGACAAATCGGAGGCAGGACAGCAGTTGCCAACAACAGCCAAATTGTGGACGGCGTTTCGTTGGGTGTTGAGCGCGGTGTCGAAAGGGCTATGGAGAGAAGCAATGGCGGAACCGTAACGATTGTCGTCATGAACGAGCGCGGCGATATTGTAAACGAGCTTAGAAATGTCAATATGCGCGCCGGTAAAGTAATCGTTCCGATAAACGAATAAAAGCCCTCTTGATTGAGAGGGCTTTTCCTTTGTTGTAACATTGCGTCAGTCTACTTTTTCGCCAAGTGCTCTGGAAATCTGCAAATATTGTCCATCTTGGACAGTGATATATGCATTGTTGCTGAAGTTATCGTTGGCAACGATGTTGTCGCTGTAATTGTACGAACTAGACAGCACGGCGTAATAACCGTCGTTTCCCACCTCAGCGGCAACGAGCTTGTACTCTCCGGCAGGAAGATCCTTTCCAATCTTGTAAATCCCTTCGAGCACGGCGGAACTGTTGAAATGCATATCCGGAGCTTTTTCCGACGGACACATTTCCGCTCGCGTAATCTCTATATACTCGCCGTTTTTGACGGTGACATAAACCCAAGTGTCAAAGTTTTCATTAAAGATAATCGAATCTCCGGAACTGTCGGACGACACGCAAAAATATCCCGAGTAGTCTTTTTCTGTTGCGATTATCCAGTATTCTCCGGCAGGAATATCTTTTCCGACCTTGTACATTCCCTCGCCGTAATGGTCATTCGGCAAATCGACTTTGCTGATATCGTTCGAAGTGGTGGACAGTGAATCGGTGTTTGCCAAATTGCCGCATCCGCAAAGCCCAATCAGCAAAACACCTGCGATAAGTAAAGCAATGAATTTTTTCATCAGAATTTCTCCTTTTTCTTTTTAATTTATCATGTTTTATTTTTTATGTCAAGAAAGAAGGTGGAACAGCAGTGGCAACCGCTTTTAATCCCGGCGACAATCCGATAGCTACCGTGGACGGCGTAACTATGCCGGTATATCCAGACACGGAGGACGGATATAAATGGGAGCTTGAGGACGCTTCTGCCAGCGACGCAGGGCGTACCGAAGATGTCGTCATGCACAAAAAACGCATAGGGCAGACCGACGCGGTAACGCTTAAATTTTCCGGGCTGTCCATAGCGAACGCGAGCAAGATCCTGAAAATGTTCAACTCGGAGTATATAACGGTCAAGTACTTAAATATGCTCGAAGGCGGATATGTGACAAAAGAGTTTTATGTCGGCAACAGAAGTGCGCCGCTGTACAACAGCAGTCTGAATGTTGTTGACAATGTGACCTTTAAAATCGTGGCGCGAAAGGGGTGATGTTATGTATCCAATAACTTCTGCCGGGCTTGCGGCTCTGCGAGAGGATGTGGTGCAGTCAGTCAATATTCTCTGTACGCCTACCAAAGGCATGGCATTTAATATCACCGACAAAGACATTATCGGCGCGGTAACGGTGGACTGGTCGAGTGTCACGGGCAGCAAGCTTGATTTGGGCTCGGCGTGTATGTCAGAGATGAGTTTTACTCTTGAGAATACCGACGGCGCGTTTGACGACAAGGTGTTCGAGGGCGCACAGCTGTATGTCACTACAAGCTTTTCAACGGGCTCGACAACGGAGACAGTGCCTATCGGCTATTACACGGTGGACAGCCCTCCGCGCAAGCTCAGAAGCATCAAAATAACGGCTTATGACCGCATGGCGAAGTTCAACCGAGCCTATGATACTGAGCTTGCCTATCCTGCAACACTGTATCAGATAATCGCCGATGCCTGTACAAAATGCGGGGTGTCGCAGAAACTCCCGACGAACACTTTGCATCGGGGTGTGTCGATACCAAAACGCCCGGAGGCGGACAATCTGACCTATCGTCAGGTGCTTGTCTGGGCTGCGGAGCTTATGGGCGTGAGCCTGTATATCGACTATGATGGCAAGCTGACAGGCGGGTGGTATGCGACAAATGCCAAGCACACGGTTATAAAAGCTTCAGATCGCTTTACTTCCGGCAATACAGACTTTGCCGAAAATAACATCGTGTTTTCAGGCGTGCGCATCGTCGGAAACGACGAGAACAAGACCGAATACCTCGCGGGCACAAAGGACTATGCCTTTAACATTGAGGGCAATCTCCTTGCGCAGAGTGATATGAATCTCAGCACACTGGCGACGGAACTCAAAACCGCGCGATGCAGTCTTACATACACTCCGATGTCCTGCACGACGCACTCCTTTCCGCACCTCAGACCGCTCGATGTTATGAACTTTGAGACGGCGCAGGGGACTAAAAAGGTTGTGCTGACAAATGTCAAGTGGCAGTCACAGAACCGCTGCACGAAGCTCGAGGGCAAGGGCGAAACGGCAACGCAGTCGGGATATGCCACAATGGGCGCGTTTACACCGAAGCAGCAGGCGGTACTCGAGCAGACCCGCGCCCAACAGGCAGCGCAAATCAACGACTACGAACAGGCGACCCTCGCGCTGAACGAGACCATCGCAAACAGCATGGGCTTATATGTCACGCGTAAAGCGGACAGCAACGGCGCGGTTATAACCTATTACCATGACAAGCCTACGCTCGAGGGGAGCAACACTATCTACTGCCGCAACGCCGGCGGTTATGCCTGGACTAATAACGGTTGGAACAACGGATCCCCGAACTGGGAGTACGGTGTATCAAAAGACGGTGACGCGGTTATCCGAAGCATTGCCGCGAACAAAATATCCGCGAGTTATATCACTACGGATATCCTCTCGTCGCCGACCGGGAAGTTTTCCTTTAACCTCGACAACGGTCACATCGAAGCATCCGACATCAACATCACCGGTGGCGACATAAACCTTGACGGCGGTCAGCTGTCCGTCTTAAATAACGACGGATATAAAGCGGACTTTTCGGGCGGAATGGTGGAGTTGTATCAAGGCGCCGGTACCGGCACAGGCACAGGTACAAAATACTTTTCGATTTTTAACTCCATGCTAAATAACAAGTGGTATGCCACGCTGGCAAGTCCGTCTTACACGCTCGGCATTAACTCGAATGGCTTTAGAATCGGAACAAGCACCGATAACGTCGCGGGAACAGGAATGTCGTGGGACACTGATTATATGCTGATTCAAAAAGACAAAACGCGAGTCAGAAGCCGAGTCGACACCAACGAAAAAGGCGATAACGGCGAAGCGTTTGGGCTTGTGCATTATCGCAAACTTTCGACCGCTTCAAATGCGGCAACCTGCCGCGCGGCGTTCGGGCTTGGCTTGCCTTACAATCTGCCGTCAGGACTGATGCAAGTTTTTAACGAAGCTGGGCAGTCGCTGATACAGTTGCACGCGTACCAATCTTCGGACGGCGGCGCGAATTTGTATCTTGTCAGCAGTTCCACAAGCGGAACGCTAAAAATCAGTCCAAAAGACGGTGAATTGTACTATAACGGCAAAAAGGTGGTTACTACAGGATGACAAAAACCGAAATCGAACAGAAAATCGCGGAGGTGCAAGCGCAGGGCAATGCCTTGCAGAAGCACAACGCGCAGCTGATGCAGCAGATAGAGGTCAACAAGGTCGAGCTCGCTAAAATTTGCGGCAAAATCGAACTGTTGTCTGATATGCTCTCAGAGCCCGAAAAGCCGCCCGTGGAGGGCGAGAATGGGGAGGCGGAAAAAGATGCAGACAAGAATAATAACGGTTGACTATGCCCGCCCGCGCGGGTATGACGTTGGATATCGGGCTGAGAACAACTTCACGGAGCTTTCTCTCCCCGTTCCCGTCGAACTCGAGGGTGCGGACAGCTATCGCGTTTATTTCGAGTCGACCGTCGGCGAGTATCTGCAAACCGAGCTGTTGACTCCTACGGACGGCTATGTTACCGTCAAAATCACGAGCGATATTGTACCTGAGCCCGGCAACATGGCAGCGCAGCTTGTCGCCTTTGCGGACGGCGAGATAGTCGGCTATGCGCCTATGATAACAGGCTCTGCAAAGGTGTCAATCCCGGACGGCACAGAGCGGTTGAGCCACAGCCTTGCCGCCGAAATCGCGCTTAACACTGCCGCACGGCACAGCCATGATAACAAGTCGGTCATTGACCTGTTGACCGCCGATGACACCGGCACGCTGCTATACGATGGCAAGGTTATAGGTGGCGGAGGTTCAACAGGGTCAGAACTTTTTATTGTTAATGTTCAAGCTCAAGCAGGAGCTGAATATACGATTACTTCCCACGATAAGACTTACACGCAGATAGATGAGGCTTACAAGGCGGGCAAGCAAGGTTTGGCAGTTTGTACGATTGTAGGCGAGAACGAAACATATTTATTGCCTTTAGCTGTTGCTACCCAAAACTTTTATGAGTTTGAACTATTTTTTGGCAATGCTATATTCACCATAGACGTCGATAACGCAGACACATGGGATTGTTATGTAGGGTCTATTGAAGCATCATCTATTAAAGCTCGTCCATCGGAAGATGCAACGTCCCCTTTAACAAGTTTACAGGGAATTCTCGACTATATAGTTTATCCTGCGGTGGACAAAGCTCACGAACATAGTAATAGGTCTGTACTTGATGGTCTTTCTGATTCTAATGGAGCTCTTAAATATAACGGCAATTTTATAATTCCTCAAAAAATCTCTGAGGGATTATCATTTACAACTCTCGCCGATAACACTGAATATCGCCTCACCGATGTCACAACCTTGACCTTGTATTATCCGGCAGGTGACTTCGAGTGCTGGATGCGCCTGACCTTCGCTGCGAGCGGGACAATCACCGTCACACTTCCGACGGACACAAAATATATCGGCTCAGCGCCCGATTTCAAAAACGGCGAGACGTGGGAGCTCAGCTTCAAGGACAAGGTTCTGGCGGCTCAGAAGGTCGGTGAGGGCACATGAACAGGCGCAGATTTATATGGCAAGAGGCGCAAGCGCAGAGTGGACTGCCGAGCAGCTATACCGCAGTCGATTACTTGCAATCCTCGGGCGCGCAGTGGATAGACACGGGCTACAGATACGGCGCAAGCAGCGACATAGAGGTTAGGTTCGGCGCCTCCGCTGACGGCACACTCCTCGGGGCGCAAGATTCAGATGACGCTATGTATAAATTTGCGATTGTGGACGCTACCCCGCTTTTATGGATTGCACGAGGACAGAACGGAT